GTTGTGATGCTGGCGACAATGAAGCCGACGACGCGCTTGAGAATATTGATCTGCGGCGTGGGCAGGCCGTTCGCCTCGACGCCCTCCCATTGCTTGCCAATGTAAAAATTCCGGTTGACTTTTACGTTTTCCTCAAGCTGAATCTGCGCATTGAAGCCGAGGCCCTTGTTGTAGAACTCGTAGGCGATCTCCGGCGTCGGCTTATCCTTGCCTTTGAACAGGCCAAGTCTGTTCTCGTCCATCAGTTGCCTTCACCGTCGCTTTCCATCGTCAGATATGGGTTCCAGGCCATCATTTTCTCAAGCCCAGTGTCCCATCTCTTTTCCATTTTCTCGGCCACGCGGCTCTCGATATTGTTGACGCTATCGGACAGCTTACACTCAAGCTCGTCAACTCTTTCTTCGAGCACTTCAGTCCGGCTCTTGAAGCGGTCAAGCCTCGCTACGCTTGCGGATAGTGCGCTGATGCTGTTGAGGTGGACTTCCATCTCGCTCTCAACGCCGTTAATCCGGCGGTTAAGACGGTCAATCTCAGCGAGAACGCGAATGTCAACAACGAAGGCAGCGAGTAAAACCAGTACGCCGAATCCGCCCAAACATAAAAAAAGAATTTTCATTTCGTCTCTCCTGTCATATCCAGCTTCACGATGAGCTGCCTGTCTTTTCTCTCCATCGGCTTGTCGGAATACCCGCCGTTCTTCTCTTGCTGCAAGGCACTCTTGCATCCGTTGGCGGCTCTCGGGTCAGTCACCATCTTCCGCTCAAGCCAGCTCGTGCGCCGTCTCTTCGCCCAGCGGATGATCTTGTCGTAGCCCTCCGCTGTTTTCAGCGCCTCGTACTCCTCATCCTCAATGTCGAGATAGTTCAGCATCCCCGATTCGTCGGGGAAAACCTTTCTGGTCTCTTCACAGTCCTTGAAGTAATACTTCACTTTCTTCTCGAAATCTTCAAGAGAGTATGTAACGTTCGTCATCTCGACCTCAATAGTTCATGTAACTGGCAGAGGGTTCTCCGCCTGTCATGAAATCGTCATAGTTTTCATCCGCCCCGTCGATCAGCTCATCGTGCTGAACAACGGGCTGCGGCTTCTCGCTCACAAGGGAGCGGTTGATGCAGAAATACCGCACACCGTCAACCGTGTGGGTAATATCGTGTGGGTCTTTCGCGCAGTCGTTCGGGTTTACCTCGTCCCTCTGAATCGACTGAATATCCTCCAGAACGCCGCCGACGTTATCGAAGAACATCAGCATTGGCAGCTCTTTCGGCGCTTTCTCCGGCCCGCCCAGCATCTTGATAACGTATTCATCATGCAGCGGAGCCATCTCAAGCAGCGATCTCATGACCATGTGGCCCTGCACGCGGCTGTTGTCCGACTTTATTAGCGGAACGCCGTTCGCTGTGAAAATCTGTGCAATCGTCCGCCCGGTCTCTTTCTGCCTGTTCCACATATCCGGCGGCGCATAGGTGCAGATGACGTTTTCATACATCAGCGTGTTGTCCAGCGTCGCCTTTGCCGCGTCCTGGATGCTCAGGTTCTCGGCCTCAAAGCTACGGATACACCAACCTCGCCCGTCTTCGTCAATCACCCACCAAAAACAGGCGAACATATCAAGGCCATAGTCAAAGCTCCGGTATATCTGCCAGTGCTTCGGGATCTTGAAAGGCTTGATCGTGTGAATCTTTGGGTCAAAGTTATCGAAGTAGCATCCGCCCATGATGTCCCAGTTGCCATATCGCATGGCGTCTGAGTTGTGCATCATGGAGATGTTGGAGAGGTAGTTCGGGTTCTTCTCCAGCATGATGATGTTGTCTTCCGCTTTGGCGAAGATGAAACTGTAATCCTCCGGGTTCTCCGTCTTTTCAGGATGAGCGTAATCAACCTTGAATTTTCTGTCGATAAACAGGCGCTTCACCCAGAAATGCCCGACTCCGCCGGGGTTACATGTCAGGTAATATCTCTTTGGGAAGTCGTTCGAGCCTCGAAGGCAGCCCGCCAGGTGGCGAAACGTTCGCTCTGAAAACTGCGTCGCCTCGTCCATGAATATCACATCATAATCCTGGCCCTGATACTCGTTTTCGCTCTCTTGACCGCTCCAGTGTCCGAAGATGATAACCGAGCCATTATAAAACGTCAGGATGTGCGAGCTGCCGTTGTAGTCGTATATGTCAGTGGGCAGTCTCGCCTTGATCGGCCTGATGTGGTTTCTCTCAAGCTCCGGGTAGTGCGCGCGGATAATCAGTACCTTGATGCCCGGATATTCGATGCAGTATTTGATCGCAAGCGTGTCAGTCGCAAACGACTTGCCGCCGCCCTTCGCGCCACCATAGCAAGTAAAATACGTCGTCGAATTGAAGAACTCTATTTGCTTCGGGTTCAGCTTTCCCAGGTCAACAACAATGTCCTTGTCTGATGAAATTGTCTTTCTCGCCTTCGGCATGGCTCAACCCCACTGTTCTGCCATCGCTTTAGCGATTCCTGGGTATGTTTTACTTCTTACTTTTGCTCTTTCTTCTGCTGGTAATTTCAAAGCATCTGCATACCACTTCGGTTGTCTTTTTTTCTTCCCTGTTTTTCTGCCTATAAACTCGAACCAATCAAGTTCTGGTTGCACTTTAACTATTGGTTCTAATGGTTTTACACCCTTTTCCCATAAACAAGTCGATTTAGCATAGTTATCTCCAAACATCCATGGATGAATTATTTGTGTTGGCTTTTTAGGCAGATTAAATCTTTCTGCAATGTCTGGAAAATATTTAGGAATGTAATCTCCACTTATAATTCCTATCGGATTTTCAATAACAACTTTCTCGCACTCTACTTCAAGGAAATTGCAGAAAAATTCTACACCCTCACGCTGCCTACCATCTAATCTCTTATTTTCAAAATGTCTTGCACCACTAACAGCTAAATGCGTACATGGTGGGAACGCTATTATCATATCCCATCTGCCATCCACCTTATGATGCAATCCATCACAAGTATCAAACTCGCAATTACCATTCAATAGACCGAGCACATCATGCCTTATGTGCCATTCCGAATGCCCGCCTGACGGCTCCTGTATGTCGCAGGAATACGCCTCATGGCCCTTTTCTCGAAACGCCTTGCATACAACTTGTGATTCTTCGCAAGCTACTAAAACTCTCAACTCGGCCTCCCCGCGTTTAAAACACGAAAAGGCCGCAGGCTCATAACCCACGGCCTTTATCGCCCTGTATCTCCACGAGCGTCAAAGCTCGATTCTTAAATGACGGTGGCATCGGCTCGATTTGCAGAATATCTCAATTCCCGCAGCCTTCGCCCCGTATACAGCCCGTCCAAGATAGCTCTTGCAGTACGGGCATAACATCCTTCCATTTTGTACCAGAATCTTTTTCGGGGTTCTGGTATTTTTTTCTGTCGTCGCGTTCAATACCCAGCCCCCTGTTTTTCCGGTTGCCCCTGGCTGACGTGTGCCTACATCAGCCAGGAGCGATGAAATGAAAGGAGAAATGCAATGAGCGTTCTTACACGCTGGTGCAGCAAGGAAGAGTCGCACTCCCTCTGAGACCGTGGCCTTGAGTCCCAGCCCTTTGTGCTGCATGTAAATACTTGCGGTCAGGCAGCGGGTGTGTCAGTCCGCTGGAGGAGCCAAACCGCAAGTACCACCGTAGAAAGGAGGCAGTCCCGTCTGGCCACATACAGAATACACCCTTGTCCCGTACTTGTCAAGCTTTTTGTACGGTTTTCCGACCAGATTTTTTTGGCCGTCAGGAACGTGTGTCAGATATTTATATACTAGTATATATAACATGGTCGCCTCTTTTTCTGCCTGGGTGGTGGTGGCTACCCCTACCCAAAAACCACTGTTGTACGCAGTCGCCCAACCAGCCCGCCGGTGTCTATGATTGCCCCGCAGCCAGCGGCAAGCTGCTGCTGTTGCACCAGTCGCTACCAGTACCAACGGTGGGTGCAAGACGAGACAAGCTGCGACTGGTATATCTTTGCTGCATATCTAACCCGTAGTTACTATACACTGGTAGTAGATACTTGTGTGCTAGTCGCAGACTGTGGGCTGGTCAATGCTGGCTTTCTGATTGGGTGAATTTTATTTGATCTTGAAAGGAGATCGTACACATGAAAACTATCCGCGTTGGTTGCTATGAGTTTAACTTCGTTCGCGCTGACGAGCGCCCCACCCACCACAACTTCATCTCCGCTGTTGATATGCGCGGAAACCACCTGATCGGCAAGTGGGACGTCAGCCGTGACTATGGCAACATGACGTACACGAAGCTCGTTGGTTTGAAACGCTTCGGCGTTGGTTACGCTGAAGAGCAGGCGGTGAACGTCATCAACCAGATTGCAAAGTGCGTTGACCGTCTGCACTGGACGTGCGACGTGAGCGACATGGAAGTCCGCCCTTGCTAATCCTACTTAGCAGTAACAAGTTAAGCCAGTCGCTACCGGTTAGCTGGTAGTGGCTGGCTTTCTTGTTTTTATGAATTTATTTTAATTACTGGAGGTAATTAGTTATGTTTCATCACTGCAAAAAGCTCGAAAGCAAGAAGTTCTCCGTTTCCTTTGATCTCCGTGACGAAGGTTACGAAGAGAACGGCACAGACGGCCAGCTCGTTCCTCAGATCAGCATTTGGAGCCGTGACGGAGTGAAATACATTGGCAGATGGGATGTCACGCCGAAGCTTGGTAATCACATCTACACAATGCTCAAGAACCTCGACACAAAAGCAGACGAAGAAGCTGTTGTCCTCTACATTGCTCGTGCTCTTAACGAGGGCGAAGACCCGACGGCGACGTACAAAGTCAGAATTGTTGCAGGCCGCGTGAAGAAGGATTACCTCTTCGACCTCACATACAGAGAAGCTTGTGAGTTCTGCGACGAGAATCATTGGTACTTCATCGACAGTAATCAATTCGAGTGGGGCTTGGAGATCGTCGAGCAGCACTGAGCCAGTCGCCACTATTGAAAGCCAGCCACAAGCCGTCACATGGTTTGTGCTGGCTTTCTTTGTTTTGTGAATCTATTGCCGGATAGATCGCCACAGCAAGCTCCAACCGGCTGAGGAGCTTCACTTCACATAGGAGGTCATGAACATGAACAGAAAGGTTTCGAGAAGACTAGCAAAGAAGATCGCAAAGCGTTATCTTGATGGAGGCGACGTTTCCCGGTATCTGCTAGGAGCTGTTGACTATTGGGCAAGTAGCACAGCATCAATAGGGGAACTCGTATTCCCAGGCAGAATTGAACGGGCTATTCTCCATGAAGCAAAGCGGCGTGGTTGGGATGGCTGCCATCTGGGTAAACTGACTTTCCTGTATTTGTGAATCTATTACCGGATAGATCGCCACAGCAAGCTCCAACCGGTTGAGGAGCGCAAATACATAATCAGGAGGAATCAAACATGAACAGAAAGGTTTCGAGAAGACTAGCAAAGAAGATCGCAAAGCGTTATCTTGATGGAGGCGACGTTGCCCGTTATCTGTTGGGAGCTACCGACTATTGGGTGGGGGATGGCAAAACAGCAAAAGGGGAACTTGTATTCCCTCTCAGGATTGAGAGGGCGATTCGCCGCGAAGCAATGAGACGCGGCTGGAGCGGCTGCCATTGGGATAGCCCACTGGTAATCTATTCCGACGACGGGGACGGCCCTGTATATGGCTACGGTGCCAGAATGAACACCCGTTTCAGCCGTTGAACCAATAAAGCTAGCAGCAGCCGGTTAGCCGGTTGTTGCTGGCTTTCTTTGTTTTGTGAATCTCTTGAAAGGAGTTGATTGTATGAGATTCCGTGATGAGTATGCGTTCCTAAGTAATATGTATCCCTGCACTGTTGAGTGTGGAAAATATGTGTTTGCCTCTGTTGAGGCTGCGTTTCAGGCTTGTAAGTGCCCTGCCCGCGCTGGTGAGTTTACTCGCTTGAACGGGCCTGACGCTAAAAGGTTGGGGAGAAAGGTTCCCCTCGCTGCTGACTGGAACCTGCGGAAACGTGGTTACATGAAGCAACTGTTGAGAAGAAAGTTTGCACAGCACCCTGAACTCGCCGAAAAGCTCTTGGCTACTGGTGATATAGAGCTGGTAGAAGAGAATACCTGGGGTGATAGATATTGGGGAGTTTGCGGAGGCACTGGAGAAAATAACCTTGGTAAGCTCCTGATGGAGATACGCGCTGAACTCCGGCGCTGATCGCCACTATTGAAAGCCAGCCACAAGCCGTCACATGGTTTGTGCTGGCTTTCTTTGCTTTGTGAACTTGTTAATAAGTTTCGGTAGCTGGTCATCGTCAATGACAGACGCTTGTTGGCTCAAGAGAACCAACGCTAATCTTTATCAGGAGGTCATGAACATGACTACCATCAATCCCAACACCGTAACCATCGCCGACATCATTGCTGCTCTGAATGACGTGGACATCCCCGCTGATCAGAAATTCGCCTTTATCCAAAAGGCTGCCGACCCCGAGCAGATCGGCAAGATTGCTGTCGCTCTCAACTACTACTTTGCCGATAAGGCAGACGAGTACGTTGACGACCCTGATGCCGCTCTGGTCGCTGCCGAGCGTGCAAAGAAAGAGGCGGAGGCGAAAGCCCGCAAAGAGCGCGAGGCGAAAGAAAAGCTCACCCGCGCACAGAACGCCGCTGTTCAGAACCTCATGAAGCGCGGTGTCCAGATGTTCATTGATGGAGAGCTCAACCCGGAATACCAGACTCTCCTCAACAAAGAAGTCGGGAAGCTGCTGAAAGGTGATCGCATGTATGTCACCAGCGACGGTGAATACTTCGTCCCCGACTCCAACCGCTCCAACATGTCGCAAAAGCAGCTGGAAGCGTTGGACAAAGCAGAGATCGAAGCCGTGAAGTCCAACGACACCATCGACCTGGAGGACACTCGCCCGATGACGAACGGCCCTCACGAGGTCACAATCAGCTACTACGCGGAGAAGCCGGGGCGCAATGGCAGAGAAAACTATGCCGTTGTGAACGTGGTTGAGATCAACACCGGCAAGCATGTGTGGCTACCCAGCTGGACGCTAGCACATCCCCGCGCTGTTGACCCTCACGACGCTTGGAAATGCCGGTTAAACCAGCTCAGAACCATCGCCAGGAATAATAATAACCTTGGCGAGCACATGACCGAGGAGGACATGGTGAACCTGCTCAGAAAGACGCCGTTCACCATCTACACCTACCAGAAGACGAACGGAACGATCACCGTATATCTCGACAGAGAGATGTACGAAAAGTTCCTGGAGCGGCAGAGTGCGGCGGAAATCAGGAACGCCGCTGCCGAATACCGGGACAACGAGCTTCGGGCAATGGGCCTGAACCCCGACGAGGTTGAGGCAGACGTCAGCGCTGAAGCAATCAGCTACAAGCTCTCTGCCGAAGACAAGCCCTTCTAAGCATAGACATAGCCAACAACAGCCGGTAAGTCGGTTGTTGTTGGCTTTCTTTTTTGGTGAATTTCTGAAAGGAGTTGATCGTCATGATCAAGGTTATCATCGCAGGTTCGAGGGACTTCGGCGATTATAATTTGCTCAAGTGGTACAGTGATGCAATGCTGTCGAGGGTATCACAGGAGGCGCAGGTAGAAATCGTCAGTGGCTGCGCAAGAGGAGCCGATTCGCTAGGCATCAGGTACGCAGAGGAGAAAGGCTACAGAATCAAGGAGTTTCCGGCTGACTGGAGCCAGGGTAAAGGTGCAGGCTATCGCAGGAACGAAAAGATGGGTGATTATGCAGATGTATTAATCGCGTTCTGGGATGGCAAATCGAGAGGCACGAGGCACATGATCGAGTATATGCAGAAACTAGGCAAACCGGTAAGAATCAAATATTTCTAAGCAGAAAGGCAGTCGGGAAACCGGCTGCCTTTTTTGCTTTTAAATTAAAAATAAAAAATTAAAAATAAAAAATAAAAAATAAAAAATAAAAAATAAAAAATAAATAAAATAAAATAATAAAATTATTTTTGCTTGTAAATTGTGAATCTCAAAAAGGAGAGAAAAAAATGAAAATTGAAGAAATATTGGTATTGAATGAAATCCGAGAAAACCGGATGGAAAAAATAAAGAGAGAAAAGAGAGCAACTATCCGCTACAAAAAAGCAATAAATATTGCTATTGCAGTATGCAGAGAGCTGAAAGTGAAGCTCACGCGCTCTGAAATAGAGAGCATCGCATTCAAAATCTATAGATGAAAGGATTGATGAAAATGGCAGCAGCAGAATTGCTCGAAATGCTTATTGAGCTTGATCTTATTCTCGAAGCGTAATTGATAATTGACACAACGCAACTTTACCGGAAGTTGATAATATAGCGCCTGTCAACCGGTTGAGACAGGCAAAAATAAAACAAAAAGGTGGAATAAATATGTTCAGAATCAAATGCGGTGAAAAATATATCGTCAAGTATGCTCGTTCCGGCTTCAAAAAAGATGGAAGCCCTTATGGGCTTATTGCAATGGTTGAGTACGAAAACCAGCCCGACGGGCTTGAGCGTCCCAGCAAGAGTAAATCAACAGTCAAGATTTGGCTGCCGACGCTGCCCAGCGGGATCAAGGATGGCAGCGTAATCCAGGTTCATTCATTCGATGGCTTCGATTGGAAGCACCTGGTTCACGAAGAATACGGCAAGCCCGTATTCCAGGATGTAATAGAGCTCATTGGAGCTGTGGTCACACTTGCAGAGGCCGGGAAGTAATTCCTGGTCTCTCGCAATTGAAAGGAGAAATGAAAAATGAGTATGTTCAAAATCCATATCAAGTTCCCCGATGGTGCGCATATTGAGCGCACCGAATGGGGCAAGAATCGTAACGATGCTCTCAAGACTATTGAGAGTATTTACGGCAAGGCCGGAAAGGATTTTGTGGTGATCGCATGAGAACGCTTATAACTGTATTCCTGACATTACTTTGTATGAGGGAGGATGAGCATTTTGCCGTATTGGGTTGAAGTCCCTGATGATTGGGAGCTGTATGAGAAGGACATGGAGGAGGTGAGCAAATATTGGCAGTCCGAATGGGCTGCCACTTTTGATGCCGAACATTCTGCTTGACTTGTTCGGTAAACCGTACTATAATCTCAAATGCAAACAAAAAAAATTGAGGAGGAACAAAATGAAAAACAGCCAGATCGAAGAACTCATCAGCACTACGAACAATTTCGTAGCAGAAACCCTGTGCCCGATGGTGGAGGGCTTTACAGGAGCAAAGTCCAGAGAAGCGCTCAACTCCGCCCTGTATGCGACCCTGCGTACAGTGGCTCGAAACATCGACGTCGGCAATCTCAAGATTGCCAAAAGCGGTGGCAAATTCGTCATCCTGGATAACGATGAGCAGGCGGATGGCGAAAAAGAAGATCCTGGCCCTGATGATGATTTCTCCAACGAAATGTGCGGCGAAATCGAAAAGATCGTCAAGATCGCAAAAAGTCACTCGAAAAATCGTGAGGACTTCTATTCGTCCCTCGCATCCGCTGCATTAACCATTGTCCAGACCGGCGGAAGCGGCGCGATGCTGTCGCTTGTGGTTGGCCTGAGTGGTCTCATAGACGGCGAAATCTAAGAAAATCTGCACCGGCTGAGTGTTCATCACTCAGCCGGAATTATGAAAGGAGCAATGAACATGGCCAATATTCTGGAAAAGTACGATAATCTCCTGAACGACATTAGAACTATCAAAAGTGCCGCAAGCGAGCTCGCCGATATTATCGGAACAAATAACGCGAGCATCAAGTGGTATCAGGAACACATGGCAGGGGAGCTTGAAAAGAACCCGGATTATGACTGCTCTTACGACAACGAATCAATTGAGGCGCTTAAAAGGCAGAATGTCTTGGTTGAGGAACTTGAGGAGCATTTGTGGGCTTCTCACATCGGCAAGCCCTATGGCTTATAAGTATATCACCAGGGAGGATTTTTCCTCCCTGGATCAGCTCTTGAGAGAGCTTGGGAAACGCAAGAACAATAAATTTATGCGCAATAAGTTTGGCTCTAAAGAGGGTGACGAAGGATTTACCGGAACAAAAAGCTGGGAAGAAGCGATAGATTTACTTGCAAATGGGTATACTGACATATTATCGCAAATGAAAAGCGACGTAAAAGCAAAGAGCAAGATAACGTCGAACAGCATGGCAACAGTAAACCACCCGATTCCTCGCACGGCTATTGTGGGATATTCTCCGTGTGTCCCAAATGCCATCTTGGGGCTGCCAAACAGTATGATTACTGTCGAGCGCGTCCCGATGAAGCGAAAGACACTCTCAATTCTGTATCAAATGGGAGCGTGCGCGAATGAAGAGCCGTCCTTTTTTGAGGAAGCCGGAGCCGCGCTTTTGAGCGCTATAAATCTCATCGAGATGGCTGGCATACAAACGCAGCTAAAGCTTTGCTTTTTCCCGGCACAAAAGAACGATGAGCTACTGTTTCCTACCGTAGTTATAAAAAACTACGGAGAAAGATTTTCACTACAGAAGGTCAGTTTCCCGCTTGCCCACACCAGTATGTTTCGGCGCATCGGATTCAAATGGCTAGAAACTTCGCCAGATGTGAAAACGGATTTCTCCATAGGGTATGGGCGTCCAACTCCTGAGAGCTCGGAAGAACTTTCAGGCATTTTAAGTTTGGACAAGAATACCAAGCTCATCAACATCAGGGACATTCACAGAGTCAAATGCTCCGTTGAAGAAATTTTGAAATTGCTAGGAGTGATGTAGTTTATGGCAGATTTTGATAAGCTCATTGAAGGCTTCGAGGAAACCGTCGAGAAGCCTGTCAAGAGCGCAAAAACGGGCAAGAAGCTGACGACAAACGTGGCAGTCAATGAGATCGTAAATGCGATCATGAACATCGTCTGCCAGACGAACGCAGATGCAATCGTTGAGGCGACGATTCCGCTCGTAAAAAAGCGGATTGAAGAAGAAATCGGGGTCATCCCGAAGCGCATCGAGGTGAAGACTGAATTTCAGTCAAAAACTGTTGAGGGCGCTACGCACGAGAAATTCGAGGAAGTGCTGCGCATGGTCGGCGCGGACATCCCGGTATATCTCACTGGAAAGGCTGGCACTGGTAAAAACGTTATCTGTCAACAGGTAGCGACAGCACTGGGGCTTGACTTCTACTTCACAAACGCGGTGACGCAGGAGTACAAGCTCACTGGGTTTATCGACGCAAACGGGAAGTACCATCCGACGCAGTTTTACAAAGCTTTTGTCGGAGGCGGCCTGTTCTTTCTTGACGAGATGGATGCAAGCGTCCCGGAGACGTTGATCATCCTGAACGCCGCCATCGCAAACAGGTACTTCGATTTCCCGGTTGG